GCCAGTGGCACTGACATAGCCAGCAGTACGTATGTTGCTGCCAACGACATTGCCGCCTGCTGAAAGATTGTTACCAGATACGTCACCTATGACCCTTATCAATCCAGAAAATTCAACTGCATCGGCCTGGATGGTCAATACTGCTGGATCAAAATTGCTAGGATAGAGATTGGCCAGACCAATTTTTAATTCGTTGCTGACACGAATATTGTTACCACTAATATTACCAGCTGTTGTTATGTTTCCGCCTGTGATGTTTCCACTGGCGCTAATCACTGATCCCAACAGACTTGATCCAGTTATTGTGCCAGTTGCACTAATTAATCCAGTAGTACGTAAATTGCCGCCTGTGATATTGGCAGCACTTGTGATTGTACCGGTTGCCGATATTACACCAGCAGTTAAAATATTACCACCAGTGATATTACTTGTGGTTGTGACTGGACCAGTTAGACTGACCAAGTTTCCAGAGTATGTAGGCAAGTAGCTGGCAACATTGGCATTTGAATAATCGCCTGGCGGTAAATTGGTAAGCTGACTACCATCACCCAAAAAGTATGCTGCTTTGATATTGCCTGTTGCTGAAATTAGTCCGCTAGTCAGTACGTTGCCACTAGTAATGTTACTTGTGGTAGTTACTGGACCTGTTAAACTAACTAAATTGCCGGTATACGTAGGTAGGTAATTGGCTACATTGGCATTTGAATAATTGCTACCGTTAGCAATACCAGTCAAAAACGCACCATTACCAATAAAATATGTGCCAGCAATATTACCCACAGCACTAACTATACCTAACGATGTTATATTAGCAGCATTCAAATTGCCAGTAGCAATATTACCACCTGTGATATTACCTGTGGCTGTGATCGATCCAGCAGTGAGTAAATTGCCACCTGTTATATTAGCAGTGGTTGTGACTGGGCCAGTTAGACTGACCAAGTTGCCTGTGTAGGTAGGAAGATAGTTTGCTACATTGGCGTTTGAATAATTGCCTGCTGGTAAATTGGTAAGCTGACTACCGTCACCTAAAATATAAGTACCGCTAACATTACCAGCAGTACTAACATTGCCAGCAAGTATATTCCCAGTAGCAATGTTGCCACTTGTGGTATTTCCAGTTACAGTTAAACTTCCACTAGTTTGTAAATTGCCACTTGTGATGTTAGCAGTAGTAGTAACCGGGCCAGTTAGGCTTGCAAGATTACCTGTGTAGGTAGGAAGATAGTTTGCTACATTGGCGTTTGAATAATTTCCAGCTGGCAAATTGGTAAGTTGACTGCCATCACCTAAAATATAAGCGCCAACAACATTGCCAGTAGCACTGATCAATCCACCAATGGTTGCATTACCACCTGTGATATTTCCAGTAGCAACATTGCCACCTGTGATATTGCCAGTGGCCGTTATTGATCCAGCAGTGCGTAAATTGCCGCCAGTTATGTTAGAAGTAGTAGTAACAGGTCCGGTTAAACTGACCAGGTTGCCGGTATAAGTTGGAAGATAGTTGGCTACATTTGCGTTTGAATAATTGCCAGCTGGCAAATTGGTAAGTTGGCTGCCGTCGCCTTGGAAGTAACCAGCTTGAACATTACCGACTGTGCTGACGTTGCCAGCAGTGATATTTCCTGTGCTGACATTGCCACCTGTAACAATACCTGCGGCACTGATCACTCCGCTGGTCAAAACATTGCCGCCTGTTAGGTTACCTGTGGTAGTAACCGGACCCGTTAAGTTGGGCAAGTTGCCTGTGTATGTGGGCAAGTATGCCGTGACATTGGCATTTGAATAGGTAGCCGGTAATCCAGTGAGTTGACTGCCATTGCCAAAAATGTATGCGCCAGTAATATTGCCTACAGCAGAAATCAATCCTGAACTGTTGATGCTGGCTGAAATAATGTTGCCTGTTGCAACATTACCGCCCGTGATATTGCCTGTGGCAGTTATGCTTCCGGCGGTGCGTAAATTGCCGCCGGTGACATTGCCTGTTGCAGTTAACAATCCACTGGTAGCAACATTACCACCCGTTAGGTTGCCTGTAGTGGTTACAGGTCCAGTGAGGCTGACTAAATTGCCTGTGTATGTGGGCAAATAGTTGGCCACATTGGCATTTGAATAGTTAACACCCGGAAGATTTGTAAGTTGGCTGCCATCACCAATGATGTAAGCACCAATTACATTTCCAGTAGAGCTCACTATACCAGCAGTAAGTGTGCCTGCTGTGGTAAAGTTTGTGGCAGTGACATTGGCCGTAACATTCAGTGGCGAATTGACATTGCCAGCAATGCTGAGATTGCCTGTGGCATTTAGATTTGCACCAGTAATGTTGCCTAGTACTGTGATGCTATTGGCAGCAAAAGTATTGGCTGACAGTGTGGTAAACGCACCTGAAGCAGGTGTAATGTTACCAATGGGGATGTTATTGATTGCACCGGACGCAGACAGTTGCCAACCTTGGCCGTTCCACACCCAGGTTTTTCCGCCAAAACTGTAAGTTTGGTTCAGTGTTGGATTGGATGGAAAATTTAATGTTGGCATTTTTTAATGTCTATTCTAATACTTATTTGATTTTTAAACCGCGGTATTGTCACTGACATAACTCCAACGATTGTTTGTGGTGTCCCAGAATGCCATTTTACCTGCCGGAGCTGTGCTGTTCGATACTGTGGCTATCCATCCTGCCTGCCCGGTGTAGAGTCTTAAATTTGCTGCTGTATAAACTGACAATTTCATAAATCCACCAGCACTGACTGTAACATTGGTGGCGCTTACGTTCCCGTAAAGATAACTGGCGTATACTGAATCATATTTCAAAGCAGCTGATCCAATTTCATAAACTCCAGTAATACCTGGCATGATACTACTGTTGGTCTGCACATTACCTACACCGTTTGCACTCAGTACCAAATTTTGATTGAGAGTGGTTGTGGAGATCACATTGTCTTTGAGCGATATGGTCGTTCCGGGTAAGCTGTTGCTGCCTTGTGGAAACGGTGCACCATTGCCATAAAAATAATTGTTAGTGTAAACTGCATTGGCTGTTACATTGCCGGTCACACTCAAGTTACTGAAACTTAACGGACTGCTGGTTGTGAGTACTGTGTTGCCGTTGACTTTTAAGTTTGCACCATCTGCGGTGATTGGCAAACTGTTCAAATAGATTGTGCTGTTGCTAACCCAAAGGTCTTTCCATTGTCGCACACTATTGCCCAGGCTATAACTGTTGTTAGTGCTGGGTATGATGTCTGACGACAAATTGGTTAGATCAACATTCCCGTTGCCTGTCCCGCCAGAACTGAAACTTTGATAGGCTTCCATTTCGGCCCATTGATTGCTGGTGTTGTCGTTGAAGTACAGATACTGTATGCCAGTATCACTTTGAATCCATATGTCGCCAATGTTGGCTACTGCCGGCGGAGTGGCCGAAAATGTTACAGATGTTGCGCTGCCGCTGCCGTTGCTGATGCCAGATAAGAATGCACCATTACCGTAAAAGTATCTACTGTAAACACTGTCAAATCTTGAATTTGCAGTTCCTAAATCATACACAGAATCAATACTGGGAACTACTGAGCTGTCAACTGTAATTGTACCAATTCCGTTACCAGCCAGTACCAATGCTAAATTTTGTACTGTTGTAGATATGCGATTGTTGCTGATCACAACCTGTGAGTCTACAGGTCCGGCCGTCCAGATGTTGGCAAAGTTATTGTTAACTGCATCAAACGCATTGCGCAGGCTTTCGCCCGTACCATCGTTTGCCACCGCACCGGTGTTGATTACTTGTTGTGTCATGCTGAATCTGGCCCTATTGTATATTTACCAGGGCTTGTACTATGCTGACTTTGGGTCAAACACCAAATTGACTTTGGAAATCTCCAATGTTTAGGCGTGAGTATCGTGGGTGTTTGGCAAATTCTGCTACGTCTGATGTGACTGCTCCATGCACTCGAATGAAGTTTGTGTGTGGATAATCTTGCATGACTTTGAGCAATTGCCGTTCCCAGTTACCAGTGTAAGTTGGATTTGCTCCACTGCGTTTGTAAAATTCAGAGTCAGCGTACAGATTGTTAAATCGATTGTTAATGCCAGCCATGTCAAATCCTAACAAATAGATGTTCATGTGTTGATCTGCCGCTGCAATTGCTGCCGCTAATGGTCCAGAACTGTATCCCCAGTATTGATCAGGAACACGATTTGCACCTAAGCCTTCTAGTGGTTTTCTAGTGTAGAATTTATTTTTTAATGGATAACCCGAATGCTGTATTTGCTCGCTAATTGGTCGATCTGTGGCAATCAACACATCTGGAGTAAACTCCCGGTACAAAGCATTGCATCCATAGATTTTTCCGTGGTTGCGTAAATTTTCCAAATTAACACCTTTGCGGCTGACTCCGTTACCTAATACAAATGCTACGGCCATAAAAAAATCCCCCTTGTAGTTAGCAAGGAGGATAGTAGGATCAAATCTAATTAGCTTGTGGCTTTGACCACTTGAGCCAATTGTAAGCTGCCGTTTTGAGCCTCAACGCTGTTTATAATTTCTGCGCCGGACCATGTAACTGTGCCTTCGTCTGTGAAGAAGTTCACAGGATAGAAGTTTTCGCTACTTTGAATGTTAGTGCCAGTGTTTGAATCATCGTAGTTGCCGTAAGTCATGCCATTCCAGTCACGAATCCACTTGTTGGTAATATAACTGGCATACACAGCAGCACTGTCGCCAACTGAGTACTCAATACACATGTAACCTGCACTCGGTGTGCCATCATTAGCCAACACACATTGACCAACTGGATATGCTGTGCCTGAGCCTGCTCCAACAGCAGTAGCAGTGAAAATATCGCCAACTGCCACATTGCTTGAACCTGCACCAACTGCTGCCCAATCAGTTGTACCTACGCTGGCAATGCTATATGCTTGTCCAACTATGAGGTCTTCATCAGCTGTAGTGGCAGCAACATAAGCTACCAAAAATTTGTGCGAACCTTTCTGACGTATCAAACGGCCATTACCTGCACCAGTAGATGTGCTATCTGCCAACGAGATGTTAACTTGTGGAAGAATGATAGGATAACTTGTGGTTGTAGCAGTGGTGCTTAATCCGCCGACCACACCCAAGAAGTCAGCAGCACTCAGTGTGTCTGCACTGTTATACACTGGATCAGTTAATGATCCAAAGTTTGGATAACCTTGATCAACAGGAACTGCTGCCGCTGGTTGATTTACTGTGCCATCAGAATTGATTGTGATACCTTGTGCGGTACCGTACTTTTGAATTTTTAGAGCTCTTCCCATTTGATTTCTCCTTATAGAAGCCCAATGCGGGTTCTAGCCGCTACGCAGTGGTGAGCTGCATAAAACGCCAAATTGCGTTGACAAGTATTTAGCGAAAATGTAAAATGGCTTGAACTGCACCTTAAATATAGCCATGGATACACAACTTTTAATTGCCCAAGGCAACGAATACCGAGCACAGAATCAACCAACTGAAGCTCTCAAATGCTATGCACAGGCATTTGTGGAAGACATGGACCTGGCTGCTGCCTGGAACAATTACGGCAATGTCATGAGAGAATGCGGACAACCTGCAAGGGCAGTGCCGTTCTTACAGCATGCCATTGCATTGGAACCAAAAAATGTAACAGCTCATTTCAATCTAGCAGTGAGCTATTTGATACAGGGCAACTATGCACAAGGCTGGCCACTATACGAAGTTCGTTGGAACTACGAACATCTTGCTGGTCAATTGCCCAAGCACACACAACCACGTTGGACTGGACAAGATTTAAAAGACAAAACCATCCTTGTGGAAGGTGAACAAGGTCACGGCGACAACATTCAGTTTGTGAGATTTTTATGGAACTTGCATGTGGCGGGTGCAAAGATCAAACTCAAAGTAACAGACGGCCTAATCCCACTGTTGGACAACAGTCCTATTATTGAACGAGTTGCTGGATACCTAGATGATGTTGGTGAGTTTGATTACTGGACTCCTATTATGAGCATTCCTGGTATATTGGGAATCACTTTGGAAAATTTACCAAAACCTGTAAACTATCTCAATGTAGACATGAACAAACAGCAAGAGTGGTTGCAAGTACTGGGTCCCAAGACTCGCATGAGAGTGGGCTTTTGTTGGAGTGGGCGTAGAGACGCCTGGTTAAATCGTCACAAGGGTATGCCGTTCGAAGATATGTTGGATCTCATACAAACAAATCCTCATTATGAATGGGTTAACTTACAAATTGATGCCACCCCTGAAGAAGAAGCGGCATTAGTTTCGGCAGGAGTTACGGCATATCCTGGCAGCATCACAAGTTTTGTAGACACTGCGGCCTTAATCATGGCCATGGATGTTGTGATTGGAGTTGATACTGCGGTGTCACACCTGAGTGGGGCACTAGGTCGTCCCACTTGGATCATGCTTAACTGGTTTGGTACAGACTGGCGCTGGTTGCTAAATCGTGATGACTCGCCATGGTATTCGACTGCCCGCCTGTTCCGTCAACCCGCAATGGGCGATTGGGCCAGTGTTCGAAAGAAAGTATCTCAGTATCTCAGTTGGATGAAAGTATAGGTCAACAAAAAAGCACCCGAGGGTGCTTTTTCGTCCTTCCCATCCCTGGAAAAGTTTCTCTGATTAGGAGAATGACAAGTTAGATACTGCGATCTCACCCACATAGTCACCGGCGTTACCGAATGACGATGCAGTGTTGGTCAACTCAATGTAACCATAACGTGTCATGAATGACACCACTGGTTCAAAGGTTGATGGATCCAACACAACACCACTGCTCAT